ATGAAAATTGCGAGAGGTAGAGAATTGCTTACACTGGAACAGAGGCAGGATTTTATGCAAATCCCTGAAGATGAATGGATATTGGGGACCTACTTCACTTTTTCCAAACGGGATTTAGAAATAGTTAATAAGCGAAGGAGAGAAGAAAACCGTTTAGGGTTTGCTGTTCAATTAGCTGTTCTTCGGTATCCCGGTTGGCCATACACTCATATCAAAAGCATCCCGGAATCAGTCATACATTATATATCGAAACAAATCGGTGCCACTCCATCTTCGATTAGTCTTTATCCTCAAAGAGAAAATACACTTTGGGATCATTTGAAAGAACTTCGAAGTGAATACGACTTTGTAACTTTTACTCTAAGAGAATATCGAATAGCATTTAAGCATCTTCATCAATTAGCTTTTGAAAATGGCGATGCCATACATCTACTACATGAATGTATAGATTTTCTAAGAAAAAACAAAATCATACTGCCTGCTATTACTACACTTGAAAGAATGGTGTGGGAGGCAAGGGCAATGGCTGAAAAGAAACTGTTTAATACTGTTAGTCAATCTCTTACAAATGAACAAAAAGGAAAGCTTGAAGAGATCATTACTTCGCAGCATCCATCCGAATCCAATAAAACGATATTGGGTTGGTTAAAGGAACCGCCGGGTCATCCTTCACCCGAAACATTTCTAAAAGTAATAGAACGACTCGAATACATACGAGGAATGGAATTAGAAACGGTACAAATTAGTCATTTGCATCGCAATCGCCTGTTTCAACTATCTCGCTTAGGCTCAAGATATGAGCCATATGCATTCCGTGACTTTCAAGAAAATAAGCGATATTCGATATTAACCGTCTATTTATTACATCTTACTCAAGAGTTAACGGATAAAGCTTTTGAAATTCATGATAGACAAATACTTAGTCTGTTATCAAAAGGCCGTAAGGCTCAAGAGGAAATTCAGAAACAAAACGGTAAAAAGCTGAATGAGAAAGTTATACACTTTACGAACATCGGACAAGCTTTAATCAAAGCAAAAAAGGAAAAATTAGACGTTTTTGAGGTTTTAGAATCCGTTATCGAATGGAATTCTTTTGTCTCTTCGGTCGAAGAAGCTCAGGAGCTTGCACGCCCTGACGACTATGATTATTTAGACTTACTGCAAAAACGATTTTATTCACTTAGAAAATATACGCCAACGCTATTAAGGGTATTGGAATTTCATTCTACAAAAGCAAATGAGCCACTTTTACAAGCTGTTGAGATTATCCGTGGAATGAACGAATCCGGAAAGCGAAAAGTGCCTGATAACTCACCTGTGGATTTTATTTCAAAACGTTGGAAAAAGCATTTATACGAGGATGATGGTACAACAATCAATCGTCATTACTATGAAATGGCTGTTTTAACAGAACTTCGGGAGCATGTTAGGGCAGGAGATGTTTCCATTGTTGGCAGCAGACAATATAGAGACTTTGAAGAATATTTGTTTTCAGAAGATACATGGAATCAAACGAAGGAGAATACAAGATTATCAGTTAGTTTATCATTCGAGGATTATATGACGGAGAGAACCAGCAGCCTTAACAAAAGGTTAAAGTGGTTAGCTACCAATTCCAACAAGTTAGACGGGGTTTCTCTTGAAAAAGGAAAGCTGTCAATTGAACGCTTAGAAAAAGATGTTCCAGAAGAAGCAAAAAAATTTAGTGCAAGCCTGTATCAGATGCTACCAAGAATAAAATTAACCGATTTACTGATGGATATTGCTTATATAACAGGATTTCATGAGCAATTTATTCATGCTTCCAATAATCGAAAACCGGATAAAGAAGAAACAATTATTATTATGGCTGCTCTTTTAGGAATGGGAACGAATATTGGTTTAAGCAAAATGGCTGAAGCAACACCCGGACTTACATATAAGCAATTGGCCAATGTATCACAATGGCGCATGTATGAAGATGCAATGAATAAAGCCCAAGCCGTATTAGTAAATTTTCATCACAAATTGCAATTGTCCTCCTATTGGGGAGACGGTACAACATCCTCGTCCGATGGTATGAGAATGCAGATAGGCGTTTCATCGCTACATGCAGATGCAAACCCACATTATGGAACTGGAAAAGGAGCCACCATCTATCGTTTTACAAGTGATCAATTTTCTTCTTATTACACAAAGATTATTCATACTAATTCAAGGGATGCGATTCATGTTTTGGATGGTTTGTTACACCATGAGACGGATCTAAATATAGTAGAGCATTATACAGACACGGCTGGTTACACAGACCAAATATTCGGACTGACCCATTTATTAGGATTTAAATTTGCTCCAAGAATACGAGATTTATCAGACTCGAAATTATTTACAATAGATAAGGCAAGTGAGTATCCAAAATTAGAAGTCATTTTACGTGGACAAATAAATACAAAGGTCATTAAAGAGAATTATGAGGATGTTTTGCGATTAGCTCATTCTATAAGGGAAGGAACAGTTTCAGCATCCCTTATTATGGGGAAATTAGGTTCTTATTCAAGACAAAACAGCTTGGCTACAGCCTTACGTGAGATGGGCCGAATAGAAAAAACGATCTTTATTTTGAATTATATTTCGGATGAATCATTAAGAAGAAAAATACAAAAAGGATTGAATAAAGGAGAAGCCATGAATGGACTGGCAAGAGCTATTTTCTTCGGAAAACAAGGAGAGCTTAGGGAACGAACCATACAGCATCAATTGCAAAGAGCCAGTGCCTTAAACATCATTATCAATGCCATCAGTATCTGGAATACTTTACATCTAACAAAGGCAGTTGAATATCAAAAACGGTCAGGTAGTTTTAATGAAGAATTATTGCACCATATGTCACCTCTAGGTTGGGAACATATTAATTTACTTGGAGAATACCATTTTAATTCGGAGAAAATGTTCTCGTTAGATTCTTTAAGACCCTTGAAACTTTCTTAACGTTGTTAAAACTGGGGGAATAGTCGGGGAAATGGGCTTAGCGTTGTAAATCCGCATTTTCCTGACTGTACCCCAGCTGGGTCTCTATCATGAGTTGTCGAGTTCAATCCTCTACTTTTCACGAGAAAAACGTAGCCATTACCCGGATCGATTGGTACAAAACTCCGTTCGCCCTCTTCGAATCCGCAAGCTGCGCATTTTATATTTGCCATTAAAAACACCTCCCTACGTCAATTATATCAGCGCAGAGAGGCGTTGTGTGGAGGCTCGGTCAGTCACAGCGTTCGAACTGGACTACCTCTTCGATCGGACAGTCTAAGTATTCGCAAATATAAGCGATTGTAGTCAATGAAACAAAGTCGCCAGCTGAGAATTTCGCCATGATCGTTGGGGAAATACGTAGGTCATCTTTTAGTTGTTTCTTCGTTATGTCCTTCTTTAGTAAAGTTATTTCTAATGGTTTATAGTTTGGTTTTAGATTAAGGGATTTCTTAGTCATTCTAATACCTCCAAAGCACTAACTGTGGGTTTATACACCTAGTATATCACATGTGAATTAAAATAATACAAAAAAGTGTAGAAAAAATACATAAATGTGTTGACCAAAACTACACAAAAGTGTATTATAGTATCAGAAGGACGGAACAACAGCCCTTCAAAAAAACAGAAAGGAGGACAGAAGATTGATTGAACTGATAACAAAGCTTTCCGTTATCGCCGCATCATGGCTAACCATTTTCAAACTCTTGCTAGAACTCATCAAGATGCGAAAAGAGACGAAAAGCAAAAAGCGACGCTCTCCCTCCAAGAAGAAACGTCGCAAGTAACCAAGACGGGGCGAAAGCCCCGGCTGTTCAATCAATTATACCACATATGAAAAAGATTAATACAATCGAAATTTTTCTAATCGTTGCCTTTTGCTTCTGGATCGCGAACATGAATTTCGCAACACTTTCTGTTTTAGACTTCATCGGACTTGGCACAGCGGTCGTATATTGCGGTTTGATCGTGTGGAAGTTGCTGTCCCGATGAAAAAACAAAACGGCGTTCGGCGGCAGCGTAGTCGTCGGACGTCCCAAAACGAAAGGATGATCCGTTATGACAAACGTTATTAATCAAAATAGCCTTATCCCGGCTGAGTACGTTATATATGATTACGCAGGAGAAGGAAAGGACTTGCGGAAGGATAAACAGCTCGTTCACATTGGCGGTAACATGGCGATTGGCTACGAAGAAGGTTGCGGTATTATGCTTTACGAAATGGCCGGCAATCCTGGCGCGTGGGAGATCGGAGACAATGACCAAGTTTTACATGATATATACGACGATGGTTGGCTCGCTGATGTACCGATCGAAAAGCTCGCAAACATGTCGGTTCTCGATTTCTTGGTCGCGGTTGCGGAAAGAAAAGCGAAAGAAAAGGATGCATCGTAAAGACTTTCGACATATTTGTAAACAATTACCTCTAAAATCTTTGTGACTTTCGACATAAATCGACTGAAATATTCGTAATAGTCAGGTAATATATAGAACAAGACAAGAACATTTGTACGCTTTTGTTTCGAGGTGGCTTACGTCGGCCACTCAACGGTTGACGGGCGATGCTTAAAATCCCGTCAGCGACCGTTTAATCTTGCGGCACCCATTCGTAGAGATCATCGATTGAACACCCGATGATTACTGCGAACGTTTTAGCGGTACTAAGCGTCATTTCCTGCTTTCCTAGAACGTATTTGGAAACGTGACTCTTATCGTATCCCGATTTGTCCGCAAGTTGCGTCTGCGTAATCCCTCGCTCATGCAGCCGGTCGCGAAGTAAACACCTTCCAGGTCTATACTTCACCTTTAAGCACCTCCGCAAAAGCTTATATCGGGCTGTACGAAGGAAATTATAACCTATTGCCGTCAGTTTTTCTATTCGTTCCTGGATGCACAATAATTTGGAGGAAGAAGGGGAAGGGTTTGAAAAGTTTATCGGACGAAATTTTCAATTTGATTGAAGATTGCGATCTAAAACCGACAAAAGTAGCAGGAATGGCTGGGATATCAGGGACTACTCTGTCTGATTTGAAGGAGTCTGATACCATCGGATTCATATCAATGCTTAAGATAGCGCAAGTTTGCAAAGGGTCTGATTATCACGATGTCATGAAGAAATGGTGTCGGGTGCTCTTTACTACCGAATCACTTAAACACGCTTTCGAGTACGCGGCGGTTAAGAGAGACGTGGATCTTCTCGGAGAGTTGTTATGTAAAACGAAAAATGATGAATACCTAGATTTGTATCGCAGTGTGTATGGATTAATCTACAGTTTTATGATGGGAAAGATTCCGTTTCTCGATCTATATAACGAGCTTAAAAGTGTTCGCACGTCGAAGGACAAAAGCTTGTCGATCATAGTGAATATCTATAACTGCTACATGCTTTACTACAAAAAGGACTTCCTTGGGATATTAACGAGAGCTAAGAAGATCGAGAAGGAAATTCAAAAACTAGGAAATGGCAGAAGATCTTTTTTTAAGCAATGCTATACTTACAGATTATCCGAGGTTATGATGCCGGTACATCTTCACTTCTCTAATTTTGAAGCAGCGCGACGTTTCGCAGAAATTTTAATCCACTCCAATATAAGCTACAAAGCGCTATCGGATGGGTATTATGGGCTTGGAATGTCTGACTTACTTAGCAATAAATCTTTATGTTTGAAGTATCTTGAACGCAGTTATCAGGCGATGAGCAAAATCGAAAGAACTGATCTTATCGCTGAAACTAAAACAAACTTCGAACTAGCTAAATTGTATTTCGATGTTCGAGAAGGAATGTCTATTCCGGAGATGAAGAGCTTCTTAATGAATATGACATTACGAGATGAGGCTGATTTCATAAAATACTTTGGTTTTATATCAAAGAATAGCCTTGTATCTATCTATGAAGGTATAAGCTATTTCTTCAGTAAAAAGAATTTTTTATTTGCTTATTTAATTGCCGATGATCTTGCTCGATTTGGTGTCGACGGTGAGCAAGTTGAGGCTTTGAAGTCGATAAAATTAATTGATAAGGTGGAGATTAGTTTTGAAAAAGAAGTTATTAGCTGTTTTAATCACTGGGATCGTATTGGTATCGGCCGGGTATCTTAGCCACAAAGAACAACCTGTAACAAACAGTGCAAAAGGCGAGTTCAAAGTAGCCGAGCTTAATCCTGGAGCCTGATGCTTTTGTCCGCCGGCGCTTGTCGGCGGGCTAACCTTAAAATTCAGGGAAATTTAAAAATTACGAAATGGCTTAAAAATTCAAACTCTTTTGCTAAGTAGTGGTATATTTTTCTTAAAGGCAAACGCGTTTTGGCGAACGCACAACAAAAAGGCCGACCCGTTGGCGCGGGCGACCCGTAAATCTCAGTTAGAAGATACAACAAACACGACATTTACACTCTTGGCGGAGTAATCGTATTTGTCATCGCTGTTACTCTCACATAACAGCATTTTTAAGCAACCAAAATAACCCGAAGGTTTAGTTACTTATTTTGTATTTTATCCGTTACCAACGGATTTTACAAGGCGAACAGTATACGAACACCTTCGGAAAATTGAATGGAGGTCAACGATATGCCAGTCGATTTCGGATGGATATTTCAAATATCCGCAGTAATCGTAGTGTTTATCTTAGGCTGCATGGCATGGGCGGTTTGGAAAGAGGGTTCTGACGCTCAAAACAACAACTTCGGAGGGTTCGAAAATGAATAAATATAGCGTTTCTCGATTAGCAGTAAAAAATGCGGTAGCTCGTCTCGGTCTTACAAATGCGCAGGCACCGAACGCGTTAATTAAATACGCGCAAGGTTCTTCATTCGTTTGGTCACTCGGTTCTACAAGCGGCAGCCAAGCCGTTTACGACAACTATAACGAAAGAGTGCGCCTTGTAATCGCAGAGAACGGCACCGTACTGGACGTTTTCCCCATTGATTACGCGCTACAGTCACCGCACAACTTATCGGAAGAGGTACGGCAATCGCTTAAGGAGTCGACTAAAGAGACTTTGATCGCCAGAAGAGACGAAACCCATCGCAAGTGGTGCGAAGCTGAACTCGCTTTTCACGAAAATAGTTACGAAATCGCTAAGGTACGGCTCGAATTAATTGACGCGAGTACCGGAGAGGCTGTGGCGTTAAACAGCCATTTAGCGGAGCTTTGCGCAGATAATAAGCGACTGCACGAAGCTAGATCAGCACTCAGAAAAGAACGGACTGAATTAGAGCGTGCTCTTGTACCTTATATCTAAGATTGCGGACGGAACTAAAACTCGAGGGGGAAAACGAAATGGAGAAAGTAAAAGTAAATCATCTTTGGTTGGTCGAGGACGGAAAGCGTTTTGAAGAAGAAATTGACGCAATTAATATCGGAAATGGGTACGTACTCATTATGACAAACGGAGAAGATAACGAGCATTTAGTCGTTCTTTACTCACTGTATGAAGGTTTAAACGGACCGGAAATCGGATGGTTCTCGGAAGTTCACGAAGATGTGGCGTACACAGTGCCGGAAAGTGGCATCATTCCTACGCTGGAAGAGGTTGCGTCCATGTCTGCGGTTGATCTGATGTTATTCCTTGCGGGAAAAACGCGAAAGGAGGCGCAGCCAGCATGAGGCAATTCAAAGCGGAAAAAGTACGGTTAGTTAGACACGGATCGACAGATTTCCCATATAAAGAAACATACGACGCCTATCTCATCGCGGCAGATACGGTAGCGCTATGCGACTTTGATGCGTTGGGCGGCGGTAGGTTTGCATTTTACGACACTGGCGGCCTAACGCTGAAGGGTGACGGTTTTCACCTATACGACGAGGCGCATCCGGAAGCATTCGCATTCGAGTTTGCCAAGACGACGGCGGCTCTTCAGAAGCTCGACGGTCGCGAAATAGCCGCTATGAGCGTCGCGGAGTTCATGCGATTGTTTTTCACGGGAGGCGAAAGCCGTGTATAAAGCAGGCGAAACCGTGCGATATTGGGGCGTTAAAACTGACGGACTAACTTGGCTCTCATCCGAAGCGGTGATCGGTAAGGTAATCGACTGGCAGCGCGAAAAACAGAGTTATAAGATCGAGGGACAGTCGGGTGCTATACACGACGTTCCGGAAAGGTTAATTGACGGAGGTTGCGAAGGGAACGGCGGATTGCTTCCGGCATAAAAAACGAAGAAAAAGCTAAACAAACGCAAAAAAGCGCCGATATTATATAAAATAGGCGTTAAAAAAGATAGGTTCGACGGACATAATTAAAAAAGTGTCTTCGAATCTATTTATATTGAGTTATGCATTTCGGTAAACATAGACTTTCCTATCTTAATTGAATTATACCAAAAATAATGATTATGTCAAGATAAAATTTAAATGAGCACAATACATATTTTTAGCCTTTTGTTGTCTATACGTTATGAATCGAGTTTCGGGTTGAAAGGTACTTGTATTATTGCTAAATATGCTGTCTTACGTTATGAAAATTAATTCTTCTAAAGCTTCAAAAACATATGTTTCAAGTGGACTTAGTCATTATATAGTGAAGATTTGTTAATGCGGCTTACTGCCGTGTTGCTTATTTTTGATTAGCTTGTTAATTTCAGTTAATAAATGAAGGGTGTGTATCTGTATGAGTAGAGAAGTTTTTATCCTGATAAGGAAGTTTAAAGGAATGAGACAAAGTGAGTACGCGCGATGGCTGGGAATTACGCCGGCTTATGTGAATATGATCGAATCCGGTGCGCGTTCTGTATCTGAAAAGATCGAGTGTTTTATAGCTTTGAATTTTGACGCGGCAAGCGCTGAGTTTTTGGAGTTTGTAAGAAGGTATGAAAATCTAAAGGAATTGGGGTGAGGGTCGGTTGCCTATGTTAAGGAAATTTCTAAGTATCTATTTTGATTTTATATTCAAATACCCATAGTATTATCCATTTTAAATTATAACACAAATTGTTCGGATTTGCAAACTAAATATTAAAAAACTAGGGGGATATACGAATGGGGAAAGGATCGAGCTATCACACGAAAGTAACGCAAAAAGAGGATGAGTACCTTTATGACGAGGACGGTATCATTCGTCTGCTCTCAATTTACAACCAGATCGAGGGTCAAACGGACGAAGCGACGGTCACAATGCTAATCGACTTAAGAACCGCGTTAGATACGGACGTACTCGATGGAATAGAGCGAAAAGTTATCGCGCTTCATTACTTTTTAGAACTGCCGGACAGGGACGTAAATAAGCTACTCGGGATCAAGACAAGCGAGGCGCGCGAAATACGTATGTCAGCTCCGGAAAGTGTTGCCGCTGTGATGCTCGGTTATAAAGCGAAGAAATTGCCGCCATATAAGCCGTTTAAAGCTAAAGGGCCTGATGTACTTGGCGAGTGGTTAAACGCCGTGGGCGCCGGAGAAGCGCCGGTATATTCGTTTACTCGCGAGGTTCAAAACGCATTACTGCGTTGGTTGAGTGATAAAGCGCAGCGCGATTCCCTTGCGGTTGAAACGGTGCGACAGCAAGAAGAAGGGCCGCCGGTGTTTCCGAGAGACTTTCCGCATTACGTCGAGCGATATCCGTTTTATACCGAAACGCAAATCGAACAGATGGATAGACGCCTGGGTGGTCTAAGCCTTGTTAACGAAGGAAACGACAAAAAGAAGGCTGCGGGTTGGGATCGCGTACGTCGAGGAACCGTTACTGGCCGAAAGAAATCAGTTTCTTACGACAAAGAGACAGGTAGATTCAATCTTAGCTGGACGAAATTATACAGATAGGGGAGGAAAAGACATGCCTAAATCACCCGTTGTTCCTGCGATCGAAAGCAAAGACCCGGAGTGGAAGCGTTGTTTTTACTCAAATATATCGTATGAATTCAGCGTCGTTTTAGGCGACCATTTTGATAGTATCGAAGATTTCCGCGCGGCTTTCGACGAGCTGCGCGAGGATCTTAAAGACTATCGCGACACGTTAGATCAGATTCTCGAAAACAATGCGCCAGGGTACGGGCTTACTTGGCGCGACTTTAAATGGATACGGGCCAATCGGTGGAAACAGTGTCCGGTCTGTGGCCGCATATATCTCGATTACACGAACGGTCGGTCTGTGGCTTGCTATCTGGACGAATACTTACGCTTTAACCTACAGACACGCGAATACTACGACAACGTAGATTACCGCGGCAGAGTGAAGTCGCTTTGCTCCGAGAAGTATCGAGCATGGCGGAAACGTGGGCGGCTGGGGCCGGTAGGTTATATCGCATTCAAGGGCGGCGGCTTCGCTTCATAGGCGGGCCTGTCGGCTTGTTCATATCAAAATACAGGAGGCTATAAAATGGGAGCTAAATTAGTTGTCGATCAATCTACAGGCGAGGTTTTAACGGATTATACGATAAGGCACCGCAACCAAGACGAAGCATATAAGAAGATGCAGAAGCGCGGAAAGGATACGCGGCACTTTTCGCTTACACATATGAAGCATATACGCGAGGTAACAAGCGAACTATCGAATACGTATTGCGGCTACGTCGTTATGCTGCAGCCGTATATCGAGTACGAAACAAACGTAATCCTAGACGGAAAGAAAGAGCCGGCCAAACGCGCAGCATTAGCGAAAATACTAAAGGTGAGCCCGCGCACAGTTAAGGCGGTCGTTACCGAGTTGAAGGATAAAGAGATCATATACGAAGAAGACGGACGCTTTACGGTAAACGCTCGATATCACCTACGAGGTAAGGCCGGCGCTGAGACGCAAAGCATGATTAAGACGTTCTTTTCTACCGTTAAATGCCTCGACGTAAAGGCGGCGGACCTTGGCTTCGTATATAAGTTGCTTCCTAACGTCCACTTAGAAACGAATATGATATGTAACGACCCGTTTTGTACATCGGGAGAGATCCGGTTTCTCAACGAAAAACAGATCGGAGAGCTTGTCGGTATGTCAGAAAAGAAAGCGCGTGAAACGCTAGCTAGATTAAGGAAGGCCGGAGTCGTTGGCGTTTGGCATCGAGCGAAGGACAGTCGCGAAAAGTTAACGGTGCTAAATCCGTACATTTTCTATCGGAAGTCAGGACAGCCGGACGGAACGTTAGATGCGTTATTTACTTCGAAGTCTTACGAGGGGTGAAAATACACCCCTTTTTTTGCACCAAAAAGCCGAGATACACCACCTTTTTTGCACCGTGATTACAAACGCTGAATCCCTTGCGGCTCTAAGAGTGAAGGCTATTTTTATCATGAAATTTACGCAAAACGTTCTATATCTATACTAAATAAAAACCGTTTAAACATACCGCCTTTCATTCGCTTACGCTCATACGGCGGAGATATTAAGTTCTTATTTATTTAATCGCGATAAAGGTACTTAATAAATAATAACTGCGGCCCGTAGGAGCAGAGCGACGTAGGGGCGCTATGTTTTAAAGAACTTCCAGTGATTTTTATTTTGAAAACTATACATATTTTTCATCTTTTGTTGTCTATACGTTATGAATCGAGTTTCGGGTTGAAAGGTACTTGTATTATTGCTAAATATGCTGTCTTACGTTATGAAAATTAATTCTTCTAAAGCTTCAAAAACATATGTTTCAAGTGGATTATCTATGTTTATAGTGAGGGGAAAATCGACAACCCCATTGAGATATTATACGTCGTTTTTTTCTCCCTCTTTCCCAATTTTTGAATTTCATTAAGTTTGTTTGTGTTTCCGCAGACAGAACGAAAGCGATCGGCATATTGTCGGTCGCCTTTTTTGTGTTTGCGGCTCAACTGTCGATTAGCTACCGGCAGGAAACGGCCTACCACGTGCGAGCCGCATCGCACTTTAACTGGTAGGAAAAATACGCGAAAGGTAGGAGAACGCATATGGCAAAGTATTCATATAGAGGTTCCAGAAAGTACCCGACGGAAGAGTCTGTAATTAATGAGATACAACGCAGATACACAGAAGGACTCCCTTTAAATTACAATGCGATAAAATCTGCCGATGACACGTTAATGATAAGATGTAGGACGCTATTCGGTAATTATGCACACGCGGTGGAGGCAGCTGGTATCCCTTATAACTCCATCAAAAAGAACAGACTTAAAGCTGTTGAATGTGGACATGAGTTTGAGCGCGTTCTATCCGGTCTTTTAAAAGAACTGGGGATCTCTTACAGACGAATGAGCCACGGAAAACACAGACCGGACTTTACTTTTAAGAACGGAGTTTGGGCTGATGCTAAACTCAACCACTCTCGCGTTATTAACTGTCAATCGCCTACCTTACGTGAATACAACGCTGTTTGTCGGACCCTTATAATCGTCTACTTAATCGGTCCTGACGAAGACAGAGTATACGGTAAGACCAGACTTATGCACGTGAACAGATATATAAAGCAACTCCCAAAGCATCGGCAATCATTCTATCTGAGGAAGTTCGCCTCTATTTCGGAGAAGGTCGAGAACAGTACCGCAGCCTAAGTCACTCTACAGTGATTGACGCTTTAGTATATGAAAGGGGAGGGGTATTGTGATTGAACTAACGGGTAGCCGCATTCATCGCGAAGATAGTAAACAGTGTTGCGCTAAGTGTAAGCGTGTCGAACAAACAACGAACCTACTAACGATAGAACTAACGGATGAACAATCGATACCTCGCGTTATATACAAAGGCGAAGAAATTACCGGTCGTATTGCAGTAGACTTCGAATGGCGCACTAAGGACGCTGACCAATGCGGATCTACTTATTACCGCATCAAACACACTAAGGATAGCGCAGGCGCTCCGGTCGTAGAGACGAAGGAACTGGCGGTAGGCGAACGGGCTTATGAATAGAGAACGTAAGCAGCGCTATAGGTATCTACGAGAACAGCGTAAGGAACGCGACTATGAGCTCGGCTTTATACAGTTCTCTAACCGTCCGTTCTGCAAGCCTAGAGTAATACGGCTGGGTCCGGCGCTGACCTTAGCGCGATTCATGGCGGGTGCTAGGCGATGAGTAACTACTACGACAAACATAAGCGCAATCCCGAAGCACGAGCGTTCTATAAGTCGAAGGCATGGACGGAATGCAGAGCGTTGGCTCTTACGCGTGACCACGGCGTATGCCAAGACTGTCTCAAAGAACGTAAGATAACGAAGGCTCAGACGGTTCATCATATCAAAGAACTCCGCGATCATCCGGAATTATCATTAACGCTCGAAAATCTCGTAAGTTTGTGCAATCCGTGCCACAACCGAAGGCATCCGGAAAAAGGCGCTGGGCCGGCTGAAAAGGCGAAGAAGAAGCGCAAGATTAACGTGGTGAAGACGCAGGCTAATCCGGAGCTATAGCCCCCCTACCCGTTGGCATCCGAAGACAAAAACGTAAGGACCGGCGGGGCCCCTTCGCTTGTAGCGCGACCGGAAATTTTACATTAAAGGGGGTAAAACCCCGGACGAAAGGAGCGATCATATGGCGGTACCCACTGCGAAAAGGCTGCGCGAATATCTTGGCGACAGGTATACGGAATCGGACGAAGAGCTTATCGAACTTTATATCGATACGCATAAGTTCTACCGCCGATTAAAAAAGGAAGTGGCGGAAAACCCTTTAATGATGCGGCATACGAACAAGGCAGGCGCGGAAAACCTCGTCAAAAATCCGTTAGCGATTGAGCTTACGAAGACGGTTACGACGTTAAATAACCTTCTGAAATCGCTCGATCTTACGCCGGCACAGCGCAAAGAATTAAACGCGGGTGGTGGTGAAAATGACGACGATTACGACGAATTCTAGTCCTACAGAGCTCGAAAAATGGTTCGAAAACTGGCTAAAAACGCAAAAAATGGCCGGATTTATATGCGAAAAACCGGCCGAAAATCTACTTACAACCTTTTACGCAGAGAAAGTTGTCGCGGGAGAAATTAAAGCAAGTGCGAAAAATGTTATGGCATGTAAACGTCATCTTCGAGACTTGGAGCGCGCCGGTACTGACGAATTTCCTTACGTATTTGATATCGAAAAGGGACATCGGCCGATTCGGTTTATCGAGAAATACTGCAAGCCTTCGAAAGGTGATTACTCAAATTTAACGCTCCAGCCGTGGCAGCATTTCGTGATTGGATCGTTATACGGTTGGGTCCATCGCGATACAGGAATGCGAAGATTTCGCGAAGGACTTGTATTTATCGGACGTAAAAACGGTAAAACGACGATGATTAGTGGATTAGCTAACTTCGCGATATCAAAAGATAACGAACCTGGAGCGCGTGTTTACGTGTTAGCCAACTCGAAGCAGCAGGCAGGGGAGCTTTTCGACGAAAGTCGGGCGATGGTTCAGAAGTCACCGGCACTTCGGAGAAATATGAAGGAAAACCAAAAAGGGATATTCGATAATAAATCTTTGAGTCGTATTGAGCCGAGAGCATCTGATAGTAAAAAGCTTGACGGACTTAATACTCACCTTGGAATTTTTGATGAGATTCACGAGTTTAAAGAGTTCAAGTTGATAAACGTAATTAAGCGATCTTGGGCTGCGCGAAGACAGCCGATGGTTATTTATATTACGACTGCGGGATATGTTTTAGACGGTCCGTTAGTTGAGTATTACGAAGTTGCTTCCGATGTTCTGGAGGGATCGAATGAACAGGACCGAAAATTCTACTTTATCGCGGAATTAGACGACGAAAAGGAGATTGATCAGCCGACTGAATGGATAAAAGCGAACCCAAACATGGGAGTAACGATGAAACTTCCGACGATGGTTCAGGATTACCGGTCGGATAGAGATATCCCGCAAGAAAGAAACGACTGGATCACGAAGCAGTTTAATATGTTCGTTGATAATGGCGAGCAGAGTTTCGTAGACTTCGAAGTCATAATACGCAATAACAAATATCACGATGTCGAAGAACTGCGAGGTATGAGATGCATCGGCGGATTCGACTTATCGCAAACGGAAGACTTTACGAGCGCGTGTCTGGAATTCTTATTACCGGATAATCGCGTTTTTGTTTTGTCTCATTCGTGGGTTCCGGCGGCAAAAGTCGAGAAAGATAACGAAAAAATACCGTATAGAGAGTGGCAAGACGACGGTTATTTGACGATAATTCCGGGCGAATATGTGGAATACGAGTACGTTTACGATTGGTTCGTTGAAATGTCGCGCAAATATCAGATCGAAAAGATCACGTTTGACCCCGCGAACGCGATGCGACTGGTCCAAGATCTGCAAAGCTACGGATTCCAAACGGAAGTCGTGCGGCAGGGTTATATTACGCTGAGCGATCCGTTGAAGAACGTTAAAGAATTATTGCTCGGCGGAAGGGTCGTATACAACGAAAACAAACTCTTTACGTGGTACTTAAACAACGTCAAGCTCGTCGAGGACCGAAACGGAAACTGGCTGCCGACCAAACAGACGCGCTACCGAAAGATAGACGGCTTTGCTGCGTTCCTTAACGCCCATTCGCAGGTATATCTCGACATGACGAAGCCGGTTGCAGGCGGAAGTGTCGGATTTATCTCGATTAACGATCTATTAAACGGTTAGGAGGTGAGGAAATTGGGCTTTTGGAGCAACGTACGAAGCTTTTTCAGAGGCGCACCTGAAGCAAAGGCGGCCGCCAAAAAGGATCTCGCGCACTGGTTTATCCCTCGCGCTAGTATTTTCGGAAACTATGGTGAACACGCGTTGGCTGATAACGAGACTGTCTTCTCGGCTGTATCGCGGCTATCAAACACGATGGCAAGCTTGCCGATCAAAGCGTACAAGAACTATCAGCCGATTGAGTCGCAGGCATCCGAACTATTAACGTACGCGCCGAACCATAACATGACTTCCAGTGAAATGGTCGGACTTTTAGAGACTCATCGGGCTGTTTACGGTAATGCTTACGCGATAAAACGGTATGGAATGCGATACGAAGTCGTCGGGTTGGACGTTTTAGACCCTTCGCGAGTGCAGCCGGTCATTGAAGAAACGTCTCGCGAGCTATGGTACGAGATATTAGGTGATAACGGAAACTATTTCGTTCACAACATGGATATGATTCACGTTAAGTATACGTCGGTTGACGGACTGAAAGGAATCTCGCCGTTAAAGGTGCTGCGGAACGCGCTTGACTTTGATCGCGATGTAAGGACGTTCAGTCTCGAACAGATGGACGGCGCAAAGATATCGTTCATTCTCGAATTAGCTACGCAGTTGGACAATAAGCGAAAAGCAGAGATGCTTGAGAACTTTAAAAGCTTCTATAGAGATAACGGCGGCATCTTAATTCAAGAACAGGGCGTAAAAATACGTGAATTAAAAAAGGAATTCATCGATACGAAAGCGTTTGAAGTCGAAAAGGTGACACGTTCAAGGGTTGCTCAGGCTTTTAATATTCCGTTATATATGCTCGGCGAAACGCAAGGCAGCGTGGCAAACATGGAGCAACTTTACATCGATTATGTGCAAGGCACGCTGATGCCTATCGCAACTCAATACGAAAAAGAATTTAACCGGAAGCTGCTGACCGAACAGGAACGCCAGGCCGGTTATTATTTTAAGTTTAGCATGAACGCATTATTACGCGGAGACATGCAGACTCGCGGCAATTTCTATCAACAAGGCATCCGGAGCGGTTGGTTTAAGCCGAATGAGGTGCGTGCGTGGGAGGATTTACCGCCAGAAAAGGGTGGGGACACGCTTTATTTGAGCAAAGACTTATTCCCGATCGATCAAGTCGCGCAGCAGAAAATTACGAGCACCGACGCACCGACGCCTCCAACGTTAAAAACTAACGAAGATGATAACGAAGACTCGAAAGGAGGTGAGGACGATAAAGAAGTTCTGGGAAATCAAAGCGGCGAAGAATGACTCTAAAGCTGGCGAGGTTTACATTTACAGCGAAATCAGTTCGGCTCAATTTTGGGGCGACGAAGTAACAGCACAGACTTTTAAGGCGGATTTAGACGAACTTGGCGACGTTTCAACGCTAAATATCTATATTAACTCGCCTGGCGGGTCCGTTTTCGAAGGGAATTCGATCTACAACATCATAAAGCGGCACAAAGCCTACGTTAACGTTTACGTCGACGGACTGGCGGCCAGTATCGCAAGCGTCATCGCAATGTCCGGTGACGCTATTTTTATGCCCGCAAACGCGATGATGATGATTCACAATCCGTGGACGTTAGCGCAGGGAAACGCAGACGAACTTCGCAAGCAGGCCGATGACATGGACCGTATTCGCGAAAGTCTTATCGAGGCCTATCTCGGAAAAGCAGGCGAAAAGCTTGATCGCGACCGTTTGATAGCGCTTTTGGACGCTGAAACGTGGCTTACAGCGCAAGAATGCCTCGAATTAGGGCTTTGCGACAGCATCGAAGCACCTAAGCAAGTGGCTGCGAAGGTAGATACGAAGTTATTCGCGAGTTACCGGAATACTCCGGACGTCTTTAAGTCCGATCAGCCTGCGGGCATGTCGGAACAAGAACGGAGATTCCGCCAACAAATTGCCGCAGAAGCGGAAACGCATTTACTCAAATTAAAAAGTGATGGAGGAATATATTAATGGAATTATTCAACCTTAAAGCGAATTTACAGACGATCGGCGCACAGCTTGCGTCTGTAGAAACAGATATTTTAAATAAAGCTGCAAATCCTAGCGTGGCTACGGATGAATTAAAAGCACTTCAGCAAAAGAAACAAGATTTGAAAGAACGTTATGACATTTTGAAAAACCAGCATGATGCGAAAGAAGCAGAGCAGAAAGCAAAAATTCAAGCTTCACTGGAAAAAGCAAATGCAGGAGCAAGCGCAGGTCTTGAAAGCTCTGACCCGTCCATTCGTAAAATCGCAGCTAAAGCCGGACTTATCCGTGCCGCGGTTCGTCGTGAAGTTCCAGCACAGGAAGTACGTGCGACTCTTGGAGATAACAACGGAACTGGCGGAGAAAAATTGCTGCCGAAAACTGTTTCTGAAGAGCTAATCCATGAGCCTTTTGTAACAAACCCACTACGCAGTGTATCAACTTACACTAGCGTTACGAATCTTGAGATCCCTAAAGTGGACTTTTCTTTGGATGATGACGACTTCATTCAAGATACACAGACTGCTAAGGAACTAGAAGTTGAAGGTTCAGTCGTTACTTTCGGCCGTCGTAAGTTCAAAGTTAAAGCTAAAGTTTCTGAAACAATCTTAGCTGCGACTGATACAAACCTAGTATCAACAGTTGAAAGAGCTCTTCAGTCTGGTTTGGCTGCAAAAGAGAAGAAAGTTTCTTTCGCTGTAACTCCGAAAGCTGGCGAAGAAGAAATGTCCTTCTACGGAGCCGGCATTAAAGAAGTGTCCGGAGAGTCTACGTACAAAGCGATTAAAAAGGCCATTGCCGATCTGCCGGAAGATTTCCGCGAGAATGCCAAAGTAATGATGACTTATGCGGATTACCTTGAAATGATCGAAACTCTTGCGAACGGCAGCGCAACTCTTTACAACGCTCAGTCAGAGCAAATCATCGGTAAACCGGTTGTATTCTCTGATGCTGCGGTTAAACCAATCGTCGGTGACTTCCGTTATTCTCACTTTAACTACGATCCTGCGATCACTTACGAAAGCGACAAAGACATCAGCACAGGCGAAAACTTATTCGTTCTGACTGCTTGGTTCGATCACAAAATCAAACTTAAATCTGCTTTCCGTATCGCGTCCGTCGTAACTGCGCCCTAATGCGCCCCAAGGGTTAACGGCGACTCCTAAAGACACATCGGTGTCCCTTAGTTGGGACGCCGTAGCCTTTAACGGGGGCATAAAAGAATACGAAGTATATAGAGACGGAGTATCTATCGGATCTCGTGTAGGGACATCGTTTGCAGATAGCGGTTTGGCGCAATTAACAACGTATAAGTATCAGGTTCGCGCAATTCCTAACACCGGCGATCCGTCACCATTTAGCGCCGAGCTTTCGGTGACTACGTTAGCGACCGAACCTACAGGCGTCAACGTAACGGAAACCTCCAAGACCTTAGCGGTGGGCGATACGTATAAGATTAACGCAACGGTCACACCTTCAAGCGCAGACCAAAGCGTGACTTTTACGTCTAGCAGCACTGCGACAGCAACCGTATCTAGCTCCGGCTTAGTAACGGCTAAAGCGGCCGGTACAACAACGATCACTGTCGCGTCTAAGTCGAAACCTTCGGTTAAGAAAACGGTGGCTATTACGGTTAACGAACCGGCACCTCCGGCAGGTGAATAACGATGGCACTTACGCTTGATGAAGCAAAAGAATACTTGCGAATTGATGGAGATGAGGACGATAACCTCATCTCCTTTTTTATTTCCGCATCAGAAAAGCATATGGAAAACGCAGGCGTAACGGACACCACGTCGGACCTGTACAAGATGGCGGCGCTGATCTTTGTTGCGGACGCCTACGAAAACAGGACGACAGCTAACAGCGGAACAAAAATCGCCGGTATGATCCTTCAATTGAGGTGAGCACTATGGCGGTAAACATCGGAAGTTTTAATAAGCGGATTACGTTTTTGCAGTACGCAAATACAACGAATGACGAAGGGTTTGAGATCGACGGCTGGACGCCGGTTGCCACGGTTTGGTCGGCAGTAAAGACGTTACAGGGCCGAGAATTTATTGCGGCAGCCACGATTCAGGCCGAGAGAACGACCCGTTTTATCATTCGTTATTCCAAGCGAATGAAGGCGCTGCTTAATAACAAGATGCGCGTTAAATATGACGGACGAGAGTTCGAGATCGAAAGCATTATCAACGATAACGAAGCAAACGTTACCTTCACGATTATTGCGAAGGAGGTCGACGTTAAGTGAGTTCAAGATCCAACGTTAAAGGTATGCGCGAGCTAATGGCGAGGCTAAACCGGATGGGACGGGAATCTCAGTCCGTTAAAAAAGGCGCGCTTGAGGCCGGCGCTAAGCCAGTATTTGACGAGATGGAAGCGCGGAAGCCTAGCGCACAAAGTAAGATCCTGGTCAGCGACGTTAAGAACGACATTATCGAAATCGGACCGAGCGACCTCGACTTTATATCGCGATTCGCTGAGTTCGGTACCAGTCCGCACTTAGAAAAAGCGAAGAACAAAAAGGTCATGAGCGATGGTTCTACGTTTTACGGAAGAGAAGTCGATCACCCGGGGCACCCAGCGATGCCTTTTATTGAGCCGTCTTTCAACGCGAAAAAGAACGAAGCACAGCGCGAGATCAGACGCTATTTAGAAAGGGAGTTATTTCGATGAGTGCGCGGGCAATCGTTAACTCGGCGCTTAAACCGTTGGGCGTGCCCGTTGTTTTTCTTAAGTATCGCGGAGAGGACGAAACATACATCCGGTTTTTCTTCTACGACGAAAAGAGCGCACTCAGTGCGGAAGACGCTGAGGAAGCGACGGGATTTTACGTTCAAGTTGATATTTATACGAAGGACCCAAGCGAATACGCTCGGTTAGAAACTGGCGTTAAGAAACAGCTCGTCGATGCGGGCTTTGGGCGCTTAGGGCAGTACGACCTATACGAACACGAAACGGAGATCTACCACAAGGTTCTCCGTTTTTATTATGCGCAAAATACGGAGGAGGAATAAATTTGGCAGGAACACGCATGGGATTACGCGATATTTACTTTGCGAAATTGATTAAGGACGATGAAGCGGGCGCCACTTATGATAAACCGGTTAAGATCGGTAAGGCGATTGAAGCGTCTATTTCACCGAACACAAACAGCGAAACTTTGAACGCGGATGACGGACCGTCTGAGATCGAAACGGCTTTCGGTGGCGTCGAGGTAGAGATCGGCGTTGACCAGTTGTCTCACGACATTCAGGCGTTATTACTCGGACATACGGTTAATGCTGATGGCGTACTTGAAAAGAAAGACACCGATTTGGCGCCATAGGTGCGTTACTCTTTAAATCGCAAGTATCGGGCGGTGGCGATAAACTTTACGCGTTGTACAAAGGTAAATTCCAGCTGCAGGAAGAAGAGTTCGCTACTAAAACGGATAGTCCAGAATTCCAAACAGATTCAATTTCCGGCACATTCATGCGTCGTGAGTTTGACGGCGTTTGGGGCCGTTCAGTTTACACGAAAGGTGAAGGAGTTAATCAAACGGTTATTAACGAATGGTTCACGAAAGTTTATGAGCCTTCCGCATCTACCGGTGGCGGCGGAACACCGCCTTCAGGCGAGTAATAGATTCATATCGGAGAGTTTGGCTGCGGCCGGCTCTCTTTTATTTGTTCACTCAAAAACAACAAATTAGGAGAGTGTTTGCATGAAAATTACATTACTTATCAAAGGTGAAGAAAAGGTATTTCACGCACCATTTATTAAAGGAAGAATGCTTCGCGAAGCTATCAAGCTATCGAAAACAAGCAATTTTGACGAACTAGACGTCGGCGATCTCGATAACCTCGTTGATTACGTCGTTCGTGTATATGACAACCAGTTCTCACTTGACGAATTCTACGACGGCATTGCTTCCGAAAAAATGATTCCAACTATTTCCGATACCATTCAGGGCGTTGTCGGGACGGTAAATGCAGGCGTTGAACAGTCTGAAGCTGCGAAAGGTGAAGGCGAAGCCACTGCGGAGACTCCGGCAAAAAACTAACGCCGGGGTACCTTTTCCCGTTAGACTTCCTCGAAAAGCTTGAGAACGACCTTAAAAAACTTTATCTCGATAACATGGAGCGTCCACAAGATATCTATTACTTTGACGAAATGGATATCGGTTGGTTCTTCGAGCTTATGCACTATTCCGATAGCGGCCAAAACAAGCGCGGCGGTTCAAGCGGTGGGAAGAAGGAAGTCTATATCGATCAGGTACTCGGTTTTTAGAAAGGAGGTAAAGCATGGCGGAATCACTCGGCGCTTTGCGCGTCAGTATCGGATTGGACAGCGCAGACTTGACGCGAGGCCTTGCGGATATTAACCGTAAACTTGGAGCGCTTAACAGTGAGTTCAAGGCAACAATGGCCGGCGCAGGTAAATTCGATAACAGTCTCGATACTCTCAATCAGAAAGCAAGCGTGCTCAACCGTACACTTCAGGTACACAAAGCGAAGCTATCCGACCTTAAGCGCCAGTACGAAGAAAGTGTTCAAACGAAAGGAAAAGATGCGGCTGCCTCCGTCCGGTTACTGACGCAGTACAACAAAGCATTAGCGGCCATGAGGAAAACCGAGGACCAACTCGACCTCGTTAATAAACGGATTAGAGAGCAGAGTACAGGATTCGCACAACTGGGCGCTAAACTAAGTGCGAGCGTCAATACGATCACGACGAAAATGCGTGCGCTTGATGCAGCGTTTAAAGCGACAACGGCTGGCGTTGATAACTTCGGATCGACCTCGGATCAACTGAGGCAGAAAGCCGACCACTTAAATAAATCGATTGATCTTCAGCAACAACGCTTAAAAGATCTTCGCCGGCTGTATCTCGAAGCCAAGCGCGCAAAAGGCGAAGACGCTCAGGAAACGCAAGAACTTAGCGCAAGAATGAACGAAGCGACCGCACAGCTCCGCGAGACGCAAGCGCAGTTAAGAGCGACTAACACACAGATTGAACAGCAGGCCAACGCGTGGCACCGTATGGGAACGCAAGCTCAAGAGAGCGGCGAAAACCTTCGGACGGTCGGCGGTAAATTACAGTCGATTGGCTCTGAAATCGCGACTTCTTTTGGTGCAGCTACCTTAGCGGTTGGTGGAGCGCTCGGCCTTGCGACTAAAAAGTCGATGGACTTCGAACAGCAAATGTCGAACGTTAAATCGGTTATGAATCCGGAAGAAGCGAATAAGTACAGCGATGCTTTAACGAACCTTGCGGTCAAACTCGGTGCTGATACGAAATACAGCGCGCTAGAGGCAGCGCAGGGTATGGAAGAACTCGTTAAAGCCGGTGTATCTACGCAGGATATTATAAACGGCGGTCTTTCCGGAGCGCTATCGTTAGCAACAGCGGGCGGTCTTGAATTGGCAGATGCGGCGGAAATCGCTTCGACTGCGCTTAATGCGTTTAAGGACGATAACCTCAGCGTAGCGCAAGCGGCGGATATTCTGGCAGGGGCGGCCAACTCTTCGGCAACCGACGTTCAAGAAATGAAGTACGGGTTATCGATGACTTCTGCGGTTGCTGCCGGAATGGGGCTGACGTTTAAAGATACGGCGACAGCGCTCGCTGTTTTCGCACAGAACGGTCTTAAAGGATCGGATGCGGGTACGTCACTTAAAACGATGCTCAGCCGTTTAGTGCCGATGACAAAAGCACAATATGAATCGATGTCCGACTTAGGTTTAGTAACGCTTGATACAACCGAAGCCTATAAGCGGATGGCTGAAAAAGGCTTCAAGCCGGCGACCAAGGACTTAGGCGATATTTACGACGCCCTTAATAAATACGTCGCGAAAACGTCAGGCGCGAAAGAAGGAACCGACAAGTTTTCGAAGGCGTTCGATAAAGCGACGAGAAACCTCGGAATCATGGATAACAAGTTTTTCGATGCGAACGGTAATATCCGTAGCATGACGGAGATTTCCGGGGAACTTTCGAAAGCACTCGACGGCATGTCCGCGAAAGATAAGCAGGAAGCTCTTTATAATATTTTCGGATCTGACGCAATTCGTGGCGCGTTGATTCTCGGAAAAGAAGGATCGAAAGGCTTTACCGCAATGGCTAAGGCGATGGATAAAATCAAAGCGGCCGACGTTGCTGCAGAGCGTATGAACAACTTGAAAGGGCGAATCGAGGAACTTTCGGGAGCGTTCGAAACAGCGCAGATCAATATCGGTAAAGCGTTAACTCCGGTCGTATCAGCGTTAGTTGCCGTACTCCAAAAGGTTGTCGATGCGTTCAATAATCTATCGCCAGGTATGCAGAAGTTTATCGCGATTTCTGCGGCGGTTGTAGCTGCGATCCTTGGTATCATAACGACGTTCGGAGCGGTGTTAGCCGGATTCGGCGCGATGGCAGCAGGCATCGGTGCGTTGATCGAAGCGGGCGGGATATTAGCCGTCAGCGGAACCGTTCTCGGGTCCGTATTCGCAGCGTTAACCAGTCCTATTTCTTTAACCATCGCTGGAATATTAGGTCTGATAGCGGTATTCGCACTCGTATACAAACACTCGGAGCAGTTACAGAAACTTCTCGGCGTAGTGTTTAACGCAATCAAAGCCGGAGCCTTAGTCGCATATAACGGCGCGAAGGTAGCTTTTGACGGAATCGTAGCGGCAGTCGATCGCGTAGCAGCGTATTTGCTCGAAAAAGGGCCAGCCATGTGGAACGGGTTTGCAGCCGGAGCAGTCAATATAGGTACCGCAATACAAAGCGGATTTAATGCGGTTATTAGCGCAATCGGATCGTTCTTTTATTCAATCGGCCAGAAAGCATCGGAGTCTTTCGCGCAAGGAGTCGGTGCTAGAGTATCGGAAGCTGCCGGAATCTTCTTCGCGCAACTTAAAACGGCATTCTCTAGCGTAAGCGGAGTTATCTCTATCGTTGCGCCGACGATCACAGCGTTTGGTTTGGCGTTAGCTGGCGTATCTGGGCCGATTGGCTTCGCGATTACAGCGTTGGTTAGCTTAACCGGGTTCTTGTTCCGACTTTACCAATCGAATGAACAATTTCGCAACTCGGTAACGACTGTTTGGTCGCAAGTATCAAGCGTTATTAGCAGCGCAATGACGGCGTTGCAGCCGGTGTTTGACGCGTTTAGCCAATACTTCGGACAGATTGCGGCTGAACTAGCGCCACAGTTTGCGGAAACAATGAACGTTATGGCTACGAGTCTTGCTACGTTAAAACCGGCATTTTCGGATTTAGGCGCAGCTATCGCAGAGCTCGGACCAGCCTTCGCGCAACTAGGTACGACGTTTGTAAGTTTAGCGGGAACGCTCGGCGTAGCGTTTTCGGATGCAGTCGTTCAGATTACGCCTTTAATCGGTGAATTGGCTGGTGCTTTTGCGCAGATGCTTCCAGGGATTATCAGCCTAGTTGGCGGACTAGTAAGCGTGTGGGCGCAAGTACAAGGATCAATGCTACAAATAATTACCTCAATCGTAACGGCGGTGCTTCCGGTGCTCGTCGAAGGGTTTACGTCATTACTGCCGATTATTCTGAACGTAGTCCAAGCGGTATTTCCAGTAGCGTTGAGTCTTATTCAAGCAATCGTGCCGATAATTCAAATGATCGCGACTGAAGTGTTGCCAATTCTCTTGAGCGCAGTTCAGGCGATTTTCCCTGCAGTCCTGACAATCATACAAGCAGTATTACCGATTGTTGTTGTGATAATCAAATTACTCGCTACCGTAATCAAAGATCTCGTAACTAATGTGTTACCTCTTGTACTTAACGTGGTTCAAGCGGTTTTCCCTGTTGTTCTAACAATAATACAGGCAGCAGTTCCAGTAATTATAGCAGTCTTGAACGGTGTTGCCGTAATAATCCAAAGCATTCTTGTTCCTGCAATACGTTTCATACTACAAGTTGTTCAGATTGTTTTTCTGGTAATTGTCGGCGTTATTCAAGGAGCTCTTAATTTAGTTACAAATATCATCAAGCTTTTCTCTTCGATACTAAAAGGAGATTGGCAAGGTGTTTGGAACGCTGTATTAGGTATTCTGAAGAGCGTTTGGTCAATTATCGCGGCAGTAATAAAAGGGGCCGTCAGTCTAGTTTTACTCGTTATTAAGACTGCGTGGAACACGATAAAGTCTGTTACTTCAGCAGTGTTTAATACTATTAAGACAATATTAAAAACAATTTGGAGTAGTATTGTATCCACTATTAAGACATTAGCTAATAAGGTAGTTAGTAGTGCAGTTAGCGCATGGAATTCACTTTGGAGTAGCACCAAAAGTTTATTCAATAAAATAAAGAATTTCGCTATAGATGTATTCAACAAGTTGGTTTCAAACGCTAAAGCACTACCAGGAAAAATCGGCGACGGTATTAAAAGTATGGCAGGAAAAGCAGTTGACGGTGTTAAAGCTCTCGGAAACAAAATGATCGGCGGATTCGAGGGCATCGTAAACGGACTCACGCAAAAAGGTATCAATAAGGTTCTCGGATTAATCGGCGTCGACAAGAAGCATTACATTCCGAAATTAGAGATTCCTAGATACGCGAAAGGTACGTCAGCCGGCGGACATCCAGGCGGTCCAGCGATTCTCGGCGATGGAGGCGGCCCTGAGCTATTCCGCACACCTTCCGGATTTACCGGCCTAAGTCCCGGCAGAGATACGTTGTTCAATTTGCCGAAAGGAACGCAAGTCCTTCCGCATAACATGACGAAAAAGCTTATTGCGCAAGGTATTCCGGCATTTAAGAACGGGACGAAGAAGAAAAACCTGTTCGAAAAAGGCGTCGATGCAGTTTCAGGCGCGAAAGATACCGTCGTAAATGTAGCGAAAGGCGCTGTGAACAAGGTCAAAGACTTCGCGTTTGACGTATGGGATTACGTTTCAGATCCGAAGAAACTAGTTTCGAAGGTTGTCAACAGCCTCGGGCTAAAGCTTCCGGAAATTTCGGGCGCATTCGGTAGTATGGCGACAGGGGCTTACGAAAAAGTTAAGTCGTCAATGGTCGGTTTCGTTAAGAAGCAGATTGATGATTTTGGCGGCGGCTTCGGGAGCGGAGAAAAAGCGACGGGCAACGTAAAACAGTGGATTCGTAAAGCTATGGCGATCACCAAAGTCCCGAGTAACTGGTTTAACCCATTGACGACAATTGCGATGAAGGAATCCGGAGGACGAACCGGCCCATCTACGATCAACAAATGGGATATTAACTGGAAGCGTGGAACACCTTCAATGGGTCTTATGCAGACAATCAGAACTACGTTCGACTCCCATAAGATGAAAGGCATGGGCGACATTATGAACCCGGTTCATAACGCGGTCGCAGCCATCCGCTATATTATCTCGCGCTATGGAACTGTGTTCAATACGCCCGGTATTAAATCAATGCGTTCCGGCGGTCCATATAAAGGCTATAAAATCGGCGACATTGTAACGCAAAAGCAACTCGCTTGGGTTGCGGAAGAGGGTCCGGAAGCGGTCATCCCGTTAAAGAATAACCGTCAGCGGGCGCTTCAGCTTTATAAAGAAACCGGTAAGAAATTGGGCGTAGAGAGCGGAACAGATCAGACGGTTGTGGCGGGTCTACTTGAGCGCTTAGTTAGCGTTGAACAACGATCTTTGGCGGCACTTAATATAATCGCGCAAAAAGATCCTAACGTACGTGTAGATAAGGACGCTTTAACTAGCTACGTCGACAGTTCACAAGCGCAACAAGCTACGATGAAAAGATTATTTAGGGGTGATCGGTAGTGCATCTAATAATTATCAAAAACGGTGAGACGATCGATCACCGTAATTTCGGTTTGCGGCTCCTTAGTTTTCGAAAGGACTCGTTAACCCATCGGACAGATCTTCAGGAAATAGACGGCCGCGACGGATCAATCGATATGGGTACGACCTTCGATGTCCGAAAATTAACGGCCGTCTTTCTTTTTAAAGGCGTTGACCATCTCGACTATCATTTGTTACTAGACGAAATATACGATCTATTTGCAACGAAAAGCGAAATGGAAATTATAGATTCTCGCCAGCCCGGGAAGGTTTGGTCCTTAAAAGTAAGCAGCACGTACGAGCCGGAAGATATTACGCCGAGGAGCGGAAAACTTACGGTAGAGTTTACGGCTGCTTTTCCTTTTGCGGCTTCGTTAGGCTCAACACTCGACCCGTTAACGTTTAGCTCCGATAAGTGGCAAGTCGCGCAGGGTATGTTGCCATCGGACGATTTATCGTATCGACACAAAACGAATAGATTCCGAATCTATAACGCAGGTAATGTAACAATCGATCCAACCGAAGACGTACCATTAGATATCGTTTATAAAGGCGCCTCAACCAATTTTAAGATCGTCAATAAAACGACGAATCAAACGGTTTCTTATTCCGGGAGCTCCGGATCTACCGATACGCTTAAGCTCGAGGGTCTTCGACATTTGAAAAACGGCACAAGCATTTACGCGAACACAAACCGAGGCTACATTTCGCTTGCGCCCGGATGGAACGAAATCGAACTTTCTGGAACGACAGGAAGCTTCGAAATATCTTTCGATTTTCATTATTTATATAAGTAGGTGTAGGCGATGGCTATTTTAGCGGTAAAAGATCTATCAGGAATCGCAGAGCCTTTGCCGGGTTTCTATGCGACACGGAGTAACGGAATAGAAGGCGAAAAAACTTTAAGCGTAACGGGTTATAAAACCGAGCTAAATCAATACGGATACAAACTTGTTAAAAACGAAAACATCCTTATTTACAAAGACGAAGAATACATTATCAAAACGCACAAGGAGAAGACGTTTAAAAATGGCGTAGGTGTCGAGGTAACGGCACTTCATCGGATATTTGACGACTTGATAAACTATCGAATTTACGAGGAGAAATCGGGCACGTTGCGAATAGATGCGATGCTCGATTTTGCGTTAAAAGGTACCGGCTACACGTACGAAGTGGATAATACGGACTTACCGACATCAGTCGAAGTTCAGAACTTCGGATGGGATAATTCGTTAGCTTTACTGCGAAGCATTCTCGAAAAATTCGGCGCGGAATTTGACTACATCGGGAAGCGTATCTTCATCGCGAAAAAGATCGGAAGCAAAAAAGACGAACCTTTCCTGCGCTATAAATTCAACATTAGTCAGCCGGAGAAAGAAATAGATACGAGCAGTTTCGCGACATACATTCGAGGCTATGGTAAGCAAAGAGATGACGGCACCTACGTTGTTCAGGCGGAGTATACAAGTCCCTTAGCATCGATCTACGGAATAAAGCACGCTGAGCCGGTAAAGGACGAGAGATTTACGGATAAAGATTCGTTACTAGCGGAGATGAAAAGCAAACTTGGCGATAGTATGGAAATATCGTTAACATTTACGGCTATTGAACTCGCGAACATGGGCTTCACAGACGTAAGAAAAGGCGATTATTTATGGTGCGTTATTGAGCCGTTTGATATAAACGTTCAACTGCGCGTCTTAACTATCGAAGACTATTCTAACGATAAAAAGCCGCCGGTATTTACATTCGGATCAGTTACGAAAAAGGCTTCGGACTTAATCGCGGACTTTGATACGACAAAGAAAACCGTTGATAAAGTAATTGACCCTTCGACAGGCACGATTAAGACGAGCGCGATCAACACGTCAGGTTTGGCGCTTAAGAGCGATTTAGATGCGCACGTAAAAAACACGGACATACACGTAACAGCAGCGCAAAAATTAACGTGGGACTCTAAGGAAGCCGGAGGAGCGGCGGCCGCACTAGAAGCGCGACTAACGAATATAACGTGGACGGCTCCGACTTTTAAAAATGGATGGACGCAATACACCGATGCTTCCGGAAGTTATCCAGTTCAGTACGGTAAGGATATGGTCGGAACGGTGGTATTGCGGGGCGTTGCAAAAGGCGGCACCATCGGATCAACCACGCCGGTTTACACACTGCCGGCAGGTTTTCGGCCAGCTTATCCGCATCACTTTACCGGATCGGCAGGCGTTGGTTTTATTTATACCGGCGTTATAAAAACGAACGGCGATGTTTGTATCGAAAGCAGCACGAACACTACTGCGAATGCTTTTATCGCAATCAACACGCAATTTAAAGCGAACTAAACGGAGGTGAGCGCGTGGGGAAATATTCATATAAGAAAGCAGGTACCGGCGGATTTAACCGTCAGTATATCAAGGACTATAACCAAAACCTTGGAGACATCGGAAACGATATGCTCGAACTAAGTAACGGGCTGAGCCGACATAAAACCGATGAGCACGCCCATACGTCAGATCAAATCGATCATGGCGGCTTTTCTTTGCGCAATTATATAGACGGGTTGTATACCCGCATGAGAAATCTAATTTTGAACGCAGATGGAACAAACGTAAAAGAAGTCGTAGATGCGCGCGTAGGGACTGACGGAGAAGTTTTTCCGTTATTAAAAGAACGGCTCGATCGCGAATATAATAAGCTTTTGCAGAAAATCAAGCGGACGGTTAACGTCGATGACTTCGGTGCAGATCCGACTGGCACTGCCGATAGTACAGAAGCATTCCAGAAGGCGATTGGCGCGGGTAAAGTACGAGTGAAATTGTCGGCGGGTACTTACATCGTAAAGGGCGTTAAGCTTCCGTCGTGGACGTATCTGATTGGCGAGGGAATGGGCGTCACAACACTAAAGCTCCACGAAGACACGCCAGCAAGCGAATGGGTAATCACGAACGCAGATCACGAAAATGGTAACCGTAATATTACTGTCGAAGGTATGACGCTGGATTGGAATCCGGAACGTCAAGGCGGCGTCGGAGCAACGGGTGGCTTACATTCGAGCGGGCTGACCTTTGCGCAAGTTGAGTTCGGAATCGTACGCGATGTGGAAAGCGTTAATCCAGGTCTTCATAGTTTCGATGCTTCAGCGCCAACTTACAATATCAGCTCTACAGACTATACGCAACAAGGCTGCCGATATATATGGTTCGATCGCTGCGTCGGATCTGGCTACGGTGACGATGGTATTTCTACGCACTATAGCGAGTACATTTATATCACGAATTGTGTTATGACGAACCCGCGAGGAACTGCGCACGAAGACGGAAGAGCTAATTCGAATGGTATCGAAATTGATGACGGATCTAAGAACGTTTGGGTTGTCGATTGTTATACCGAAGGGAATGTAAGAGGCGTGGAAGTAAAGGCGCACGAAGATTGGCCGGCTTCTCAAAACGTTCATATTCGCGGACACGAGTCTTATCGCGACATTCGGGCGTATGACTTGCGGCACATAGGGCACCATTTAGCGACAGAACCATGGAGTGAGACGGCGAGGGACGTTACCTTGATCGACTGTACCGCGAGGGAGCCGATATACAATTCGCTTTATGACGGACTGGAGCCGAAGGCGCTTGTTATTTCAGCATATCAACGCGTCCTCGTTTCAGATTTCCGCGCTATTGGTGATCCTACCTACGACTACAAAGGAACGGACATTATCGCGTTCCAATACAAAAGCCGCAAGATTGACGTCAAGGGTCTTCAAATGACCGGATTTGCTACGGCAGGCTCCGATATTCATATTTACGGTGGAGATCAGCGTACAGACGACGTTCATATTTCGAATTTTACGATTCACGACTCGGCCCCTGTAGGTATCGCGCTTGGTGGCGGTGTTTATTATGTTACGTTGCTTAACGGCCTAGCTCATACGCGGGGCGGTACGGCTGGTATTACTTCGCCAAATAACCAGGCAGATATTATCGCGGTTCGTGCGGTAGGTTACACGGATGCAGCAGTACTGGCCGGACAAAAATACAAAGTGGTTCCGAACAACCTGAAAGGCGGCTTTAGAGCTGCGGCAAGATCAGGATCGCCCCTAACCGATACAAGCGCTATCATCGCTGGATCAGGTACGATTATCGCGAAGGGTGAGCGAAATTTCATTGCTGGCGTAGCGGGCGGTGCAACAACTGAAGGTTCGCGAAACGGCGTTTTGTATTCCTGGAATTCGCACACGAAAGGGGATAGCGGTTCTTCAGTAGTAATTGCGTCAAAAAACGTAATAAACACGAAAGAATATACCGTTGGTTTAGGGCACGGTGACGGCGACCCGTCGGAAGCGAATAAGAAAATTGAGCTTGATGCCAGGAACGGAAGAGTTCGGGCTACGAACGCGATCGAAAGTGCATCTAATCTACAAGACTTCGGAGAATACTTCGAATCCATCGACGGTAAGAAGATTGACGCTTCGTACCTCGTAACACTAGAAGGCGACAAGATTCGGAAAGCTAACGCTGGTGATAAGATTCTTGGCGTAGTATCGAAGACGGCCGGTCTGGTTCTCGGTGGGGCGGCGTTTTACTGGAACGACCGTTATTTGCACGATGAATTCGGCGAACTTATTTATCGTGAAATTTACGAAGATGGACGCATGGTTAAGGTTCCTGCTGAAAATCCTGACTATGATCCGACAGTCGAGTATACACCGCGTGAGGAGAGAGACGAGTGGCACGTTATCGGCCTGATCGGTCAGGTACTTGTACGCATCGACTCTACAGTAGCGGTAGGAGATAGCGTGATGGCGGTGGGGGGCATCGCAACAAAGGCGGAATCAAACGGATACGGTACGGTTATGAAAATAAAAACGCCTTATGACGCAGAAAAAGGCTATGGCGTAGCGCAAATGATCGTTACGCCGCAGCACTAGGGGGTTCGATAATGATTTATAACGATGCAAAACAGTCGTTTGAAATTACCGCCTCAACCAAACGGAAAATAACTACCGGAATCCAATTTAGCACGCAAGACATCGGCACGGCACGACTCATATTTACGTTAACAAAAGACGGAGAGCCTTTGCCCCTGTCGGCTGTTAGTGGAAAGCTCGTACTGTTCATGGTGGATGGCAGCCGGTTTATCAAAAATATAGAACTAGTAGATCCGATGGGCGGCATTGCGCAATACGTATTAACCTCGGACGAAATTAAACATTACGGAACAGTCAACGCGGAGCTCAACTTGTATTACGCGAACAACCAAGCGCTTTCCGTTCATAAATTTTCGTTTGCTATCGACAAGGCGCTGATTGATACAGATATCGTTCCTATCGCGGAATATTACATTGATGATTTCGAGGCGATCGCAAAGGTAAATGAACTATATGACGAAGCCATCGAAACCATTGAAGAGCTGCGCAAGAAGTTCGAAGATCTCGAAAATATTGAGACGAAAGAAGGAGCGCAAGAAAAAGCCGATAAGGCTCTTGCGGACAGTAAAGCGTACACGGACGAACACGCAGATCGGACGGATAACCCGCACTCAGTGACGAAGGATCAGATCGGGCTTAATAACGTAGACAACGTTAAGCAGGCGCCTCTCGACCAATTCCGAGCGCACGATTCGAATGGCATCCGTCATACTTCGCAGGTTGAGAAAGACAAGTGGAACGGATCACAATTGTTTAAATTGACGCAGGATACCGGTGCAGCAAAGTACATGACCGGTGTCGACTTTAATACGGTGACGGATACCGGCTTCTATTACATGAGTGGCGCAACGACAGCATTGAATGCGCCGGTAAATAACAACGGATACCTCATCGTTAATAACTACAGCACATATGCGTATCAGGAATACACGTCATATAGCAGTAATGATTCGATGTCATCGGGCCGCCGGAAATTTATGCGTAATAAGGTCGCGAGCTCGGATTCATGGACGTCATGGCGCGAACTTGAATCGGTAGAGGGGGCGCAATCAAAGGTAGATGCTCACGCCAATAGAACGGACATTCACGTTGTGCAGGCGGATAAAGATAAATGGAATAGTCCGTGGGCCGCGACGTGGAATAACGTTACTTTGATTAACGGGGCACAGCAAAACGCAAGCTTTCCGTTCAAGTTTTCCGTTGCGAATAACGAAATTAAACTGCGAGGCACATTCGGATCGTTACCGGCCTCCGGCTCATCTGTTGCGAAATTCACGTATAAGCCAACGCAACTCGTAGACTTCGTCGTGCCCACGATTGGGTCTTATGGGACTGCGCGGTTTGCATTTACGACGGACGGTGATTTGCGTTTCGACGGACTCTCGGCGACTGACTCGGCGAGCGTTACGCGAGTATCTTTTAATATCGGGATTCCACTATGGTAATGGAGGCGATGAATGTGCACGTTCTTTTCTACGATGAGAATTTCAAATATGACGGCGAAGCGGATATCGAAATAAATACGGAGGCAGGCGAGAAACTGCCCCCAAATTGCACAACGGCGTTAATTCCTGCCGGATTATACGATCCGAAATATGATCCTAAAAAGGGCGTTTGGGTTGAGGCGGCAACACAAGATTATATCGACAGTGTAAAGCCGCCTGCACCAAAACCGAGCGAGATTGAAGTCCTGTCTCAAAAGGTCGCGGATCTATACTACCTAATTGCGATGGGAGGCTCGTAATATGATAGATTGGTTCACGTATATCAAAGGGTTTTACGAAACGGGTCGATGGACGAAAAAACAAGTTTATGATGTCGTTGCGGTCGGCCGCATCACGCCGGAACAATACGAAGAAATTACAGGCGATCCGTACGATCCCAACACGCCTCCCAGCGAAGACTCTACCGGAAGTAACGAAAAAGTGAGCGGACAGGAGGCGTAGTTATTGAGCGGCGGCGAATTAGACGTACTCAAATATTTTTTAACGCAGGGGCCGTTCGCGGTCCTTTTTACGTGGCTGCTGATTTACGTAATGAAATCGAACCGTGAGCGTGAATCGCGGCTACAAGATCTACTCGATAAATTTAGCGATAAGTACGACGTCATCATCGACAAGATCGATAGACTCGAAGAGAAATTCCGCGGAAGAGAATAACCGAATAAACGCAACACGCCCGTCAGGTGAGAGTCCCGGCGGGCTTTTTTAATGCAAAAAAACCGAAAAGGGGACGATCTAATGGCGATTTCAGTACGCAAGAATCTCGTTTCATCAAGTAAGTATTCGATTAAATGTCCGTATTCAATGGATGCGAAGTACATTACGTTCCACAATACGGCAAACGATGCATCAGCAGACGCAGAGATCCGATACATGATCGGAAATACAAGTTCAACTAGCTATCATTTCGCGGTCGACGATAAGGAAGTCGTTCAAGGGATTCCGACGGATCGTAACGCATCCCATTGCGGAGATGGCAGCGGTGTGAATTCTGGAAACCGTACGTCTATCGGCGTAGAGGTTTGTTATTCGAAGTCAGGCGGTACCAAGTACAAAGCGGCCGAAAAGCTTGCGATTAAATTTATCGCGCAATTACTAAAAGAGCGCGGCTGGGGCGTTGATCGCGTCCGTAAGCACCAGGATTGGTCCGGTAAATATTGTCCGCACCGTGTTCTCGCCGAGGATCGTTGGGAAGAAGTAAAAGCGGATATTGCGGCGGAACTTAAAGCACTCGGCGGTAAATCAACGTCATCTTCATCCGCGAAGAAATCAGCGCCTAAAGCTTCCGGGTCTACTTATACCGTCAAGAAAGGCGACACACTTTCTGAAATTGCGGAGAAAACAGGCGTAAGTGTGGCGAAGCTTCAATCGTACAACGGCATCAAGAACGCGAATAAAATTACGGTTGGGCAGGTGCTCAAACTTAAGGGCGGTTCCACGTCGTCCTCTAAAGGAAAGAAATACGTTTATCTTCCGGCATCAGCCGATTCTTGGCGCATCTATCCGACTAACAAGGCGCCGGTTAAAGGAAATGAGTGCGGCTACTTGCGCCCTAAGAAATTCGGCGGTCTGAAATACGAAGTCCTTGCGAACCCTCAAACGGACGTCTATACGATCAAAACGGATCAGTTCGGAAAAGTAAATATCTATGCTGCGAAATCAACCGGCGCGACAGTAAAATAACGAAAGGGAGACGATATTATGCAAGACGTTTTAATTTTCGCGACTGTACTGGCGCCAATCCTAACGGCGCTTGTTCAACTCGTTAAGAAAACGGTTAAGCTTCCGACTAATGTAATCCCGGCGTTAAGTTTTGTGATCGGTATCGGACTAGGCGCTGTTGCTTATCCGTTTACTGACCTCGACTTGGTGTTGCGGCTATGGGCCGGTGGCTTTGCGGGATTAGCTGCGACAGGTCTTTTTGAACTCGGTGCCAAACGCGAAGGTACAACGAAATAACGAAACTTTTAGCGAGTGCTTACGTATGATAACGTAGGTGCTCGCGTACATAAAAACTCATTGCGGATAAGTTTGGCGCCGTAGTATAATCCTGGTAATACATAACGGAGGTATTCCTATGCGGAAGATGCTTTTATTGTTATTTTCGGTACCACTTTTATTATTGTCGGCATGTAGTGAAGATAGCGTTAATACAGGTGCGGTGCAAAAAGAGGACAGCGCAGAAAGCAAGAAAGCCGAGCCTTTTAAAGTAACGGATAAAAACGTAAAGATGCTCATAGCGGATGAGCTTAAGGAAAAAGGAACAGAAGATACGGAAAAATTGAAGAAGCTTGATATCTTTGATGACGTAGACGAGAATAATCGAGGAATTAAAACCGTTAACGTTACTTTAAACGGGAGTAGTAATTTAACTAACAATATGGTGAAAAAGGGAATGCTTAAAGAAGGCGAAAAACTTTTTCCTAAGATTTTTGAGGATACTTCCGTCGGTAGGGTTTTAATAACGTGGGAATTCCCTTTGGAGGACGCAAAAGGCAACTCATCTTTTGAAAAAGTCCTATCGATTCAGCTAGAGCGAAAAACCGCCGATGAAATAAACTGGAAAGAATTCAAATACAAGAATTTCGAAATAGTGGCCGACAGTTATTTCGAACATCAAGCGTTTAAAAAATAACAATCCACGCCCTATCCTTCGCGGATGGGGCGATTTTTTTATGCAGACGATTGCTTTTCTTTCGGCTTTGTTATCGACTGAATAAACGCAGTAAAGGTCGGCGCCTGGAATACCTTAAATGGAAACGAAGGCAATCCGTATCGCGTATCCGACAGAATCAATACGTGCGGAAACATTATCCGCTCAGGATTCTGCCACGGCTCCAGCGCGATAATACCCGACTGGAAAAACGCTTCGTACCGGTCTAACTTTTCACGCATCTGTTTCTCGGAATAGACCGACCGCTGTACCTCGATAAAGAAAGGCGTCCGCCGATATAGCGCAAATATGTCCGGCTCGACCGTACCTTTATCGCCGTACTTCGGCTCCACCAAGAACGACTCCAACGCCTGCCCTCGCATCTCTTTATACACGTTACCTATCGCAAGAAAATGATCGATCTTGGCGCTGTTCTTTTTCATCGTCGTTTCGCCGCCAAAATAAACGTAAGGTTGGCGCGACGTAGATCGTTGAATATGTCCGTCCCTAAGCAACCGCAGCAGAACGTTATTGGCTGCGTATTTTGGTCTGCGCAAATTTCCGAAATGTAATTCGGCAATCGTATCGCGATCCATTACGCGAAATTTATTAAGATCCGCAATGATCGCTTTATCTCGGTTAGTAAGGGCCATCGATAAACACGTCCTTTTCCGTTAAGATTTCCGGCTCGGCTGCCGGTGGTTGCGGTGGCGGGCCGTCAACAAAGCGGTTATTCCAGTTATCGATCCGATACGCATCGAGGATCTTATCGGCGTTCTCTTCCGATAAGTAAGGCGCCTGCAGTTCGGTTAGTTCATCGCGTTTAATTACGAATCGGCCGGGCGTCGTTTTGCTAATCTGTTCACTTCCGGGCGTACCGATAATTTTTGCGTTAGATGCGTCCGTAGTACGAAAGCCCATCCGAACTGTTAATAAGCTGCGGATTTTTGTATCGAGAATATCGTGAGAAGGTCGCTGCAAGCTTAAGATTACGTAAATACCAAGCGCTCTCCCAAGCGATACTAACTGAACGATGATCTTTCGCATTTCTTTATCGTCCATTATCATAACGATCTCATCGATACAAAGCAGGATATAAGGCGGCTTAGTCGCGGCCGGTAATTTATCGACATGCGTAACGCTATGTTTGTTTAATGTCTCGCTGCGCTTTTTTAATTCAATCGCAAGAAAGGAGAGCATAACGGCGAGGTCTTCCGGATATACACATACGCTTTTTACGTGGCCGACGCGTTTAAATAAATGAAATTCGCTCATCTTCAGATCGCCTAAATAAAGGTGAAGCTCGTCGGCTGTTTTGTGCTGAATAAGGGTCGTTAAGATACTGCGGAGCTGTGTACTTTTCCCTGCGCCGGGCTCTCCGGATATAAGGCAGTTAGGTTCCGTTATTGCGTCGTAAACCATCCAATTTCCGTTTATATCCCTTCCACAAACAATCGGCAGCCCTTTATCAATCAACGCCGGCTCTATATTTGCGAAGCTATACGGCAGGGCTCCGGCTTGTGGACGTTTGTATATCGTTAATACGTACTTCTTAAGCTCACCTTTTAACTCGATACTTTCCCCGAACACTTGCTTAAAAACGTACTCCTTTTTCGCGACGTCTTTCGGGTTCATACCGTTGAGTAGCGTGAAGACATAACGCGTGAAATGTTCGTTTATAGTGACGTCATGAATCTTAGGATATCGTCGCGCCTCCTTACCATTAGACAGCCGATTTCCGATATACAGATTCGCAGCGTTAAAAGCATATTTCAGCGTATTTTTAGCGTGCATAGAACGGAACATATCTAATACTTTCGGCAAGGTAAACGCCTCCTATAACGTGGTGAAAAAGCGAAGCAATAAAGCGAAATATCCAACGGGCAGTCCGATCTTAAGCAAGCCGTTAAGGGCGTCCGCAATGTATGAGAATTTACCGCCAAACAAGCGCCCCTCTAACCAAGCTGCTCCTATACAGACAAGTCCGGCCCCACCAACCAAAACGTACAGGCCGACAACCTCCGGCGTCATATCGAAAAATCCCTCTAACGTTAAACCCGGCACAAACGAAAAAGCCCGCATTCCTCGGTCGTTCTTTCGTTTCGTTTTACTCAACTCTCTCACTCCTTAACAAGTTTTGTGATTCCTTTTATACCGGCGTTTATCCGGCCTAAAGTGCGGTAGGTTAACACGGTTGTAACTGTTACGGAGTTGTGTTTTGAGTGCGGTCGATTATCTATAAGCGTAAGGGAATCGTCTGTGTAGATACCGTGTAGGTGCTGTGTAGTAAACGTTACGCTGCGTCGTTTGTCCAGTATGTCATTTTCTTTCGCGAGGTATAAAAAATGACGTTATGGACGAGGCTGTTTTTAAAAACGGGAGAGGGTGCGGACATGTTTTCGTTTTTCAATATCGGCAAGCCTCGGACAAGGTTCGGAAAATGGATTGATCGCGAAGGAATTACGCAAATCGAAATCGAGGAAAAGGCGAAGCTTAGTCGCGGGACAGTCTCGAAATTATGTAACGATAAAGATTACGTCCCAAAGCATTCAACGTGGTCGAAGATAGAACGGGCATTAAAATCGATGGGGTACGAAGTGGATCGCGAGGATTATTTTAGCGGCTAA